AAGAAGTAATGCAAAATATTCAAACAGTAATTGTTGATGAAGTACATATGGCAAAAGCAGATGTACTAAAAAGATTATTAACAGGAGCATTTGCAAACGCAGGTATACGTTGGGGATTAACAGGAACGATACCTAAAGAAGAATATGAATTTATGGGAATAAAATGTTCGTTGGGTGACGTTACGCACAGAATCCCTGCAAAGGAATTACAAGACAAAGGTGTATTAGCAAAATGTCATGTTAATGTTTTACAAACACAAGACCATCCAATGTTTAAAAGCTATCCAGAAGAACTAAAGTGGCTTACAACTGACGACACCAGAACAACATGGATTGCAGAAACAATTAGCGATATTGCAACATCAGGCAATACACTTATACTTGTTGATAGAATTTCAGCAGGTGAGAAGCTTAATAAAAAAATAAAAAATTCAGTGTTTATATCCGGAGCAACTAAAACCATAGAAAGGAAAGAACACTACGATGAGGTGTCTACAGCAGAAACTAAAATTATTATTGCTACATATGGAGTGGCTAGTATCGGCATCAATATTCCTAGGATATTTAATCTTGTTCTTATCGAAGCTGGCAAATCTTTTGTAAGAGTAATACAAAGTATAGGAAGAGGCATTCGTAAAGCAGAAGACAAAGATCATGTACAAATTTGGGATATTACCAGCAGTTGTAAGTTTGCAAAAAGGCATTTAACTCAAAGAAAAAAGTTTTACAAAGAGGCAAATTATCCGTATAATATAGAGAAGATAGATTATGAAAATCCTTACATTAGAAAATGAAACATACACACTGGAAAGAATTCCAGAATACGTCGATGAGAAATTACGATTTGCTGTATTAGATAATGCAGACCCAGAAGAACCAGATTTCTTTTACATACCTTTAATATTTTTAGAATCATTTAATGCGCCGGCGGCGGTTCTGGAAATTGGTCCATATAAAATTAAAATGCCACTTGATTGGAAAATGATTATTGGTGAAGCTGGGCAAATGGAAATGCACGTATTATCTATTACAAGTTTGAATGACCGAGGATTTGATGCATTTACATTTAATCCTATATCAAGTATAAAACCCGATTTTTATCCAATTGATATTATCGACATTTATACAGAAGTAAAATGGTACTTTCCAAAAGTTAAATCAGGACAATTACTAGCCATTCCTTTAGAAGATGGCCCTAAACCTGTGTGTGCTTATTTTGTAAAAGATATTTCAAGACAATGTGAACAAATAGATTATGGAAACGTATGGTAAAAGGAACTAAAGTAAAAATAAAAGGACCATTCCTGGATATGGCCGTTGGCCACAATAATAAGGAAGTTCCTATATTAATGGACAGACATTTTATGGATAACCTTATGGAGTACATACAAAAGAAAGAGTTAAAAATGATTCATTGTGCTGTTGTAAAACATCATGTAGTATTAGAGTTTGTAGATAAATTTGAGGCAACAAAGTTTGCATTAGGATACCCAGAAGTATATGCCAAAGCAGAACCGAAAATTTTTTGAATTAAGAAACGGATTAAAAGCCGTAGACTTTCGTAATAAAGACTATTACGACAGAATAGATGACCACGAAAAATCATTATACTCACCTTATATGTTAATGAGATATGCTTCAAGTATTTCATCTAAAGATCAATTTTATGTTGAGCACTATATTGAAATGGTTAATGAATGTGTGAACAAACATTGTTTTACACTTGGTACAAAACATAAAAAATTATTATGGATCTTAACTGCTATGTGTGGAGCACTAAAACAACAATTCCACCCGTGGATTAAACCAATGAAACGTGTACCAAATAAATCTTTAAAGCAACTTTTAAAATTGTTTCCAAATGCTAAAGAAGATGATTTAGAAACACTAGACGAAATTATTACAGATCGAGAATTAGAAGAATTACTTGAAGCACATGGACAATCCTAATACTTGCACTTATTGTAGTAAATTTTTTACACGTGAACGAACTTTACAAGTTCATCTTTGTGAACCTAAAAGAAGACATTTACAAAAAAATGAAAAATGGGTGCAAAATGCTTTTATGGTATTTCAAAGATTTTATCAAATACATCAGCACACAGGCAAAACAAAAACGTATGATGCCTTTTGCAAGTCTTCATATTATAATGCATTTATAAAATTTGGTAGATTTATAATGCATATTAATCCACTGTATCCTGAAAAATATATTGATTATGTATTACTTTCAAAAGTTAAATTAGACTTGTGGGCTAGAGATGATTTGTATGAAACATACCTTATTGACACATTAAAATTAGAACCAGTTGAAGCGGCACTACAAAGATCAATTGCAACTATGATGGATTGGGCCGAAGAACAAAATGTACAATGGCCCGATTATTTTAGACTAGTAAACACGCCACGAGCAGTACAACATATTCAACAAGGAAAAATATCTCCATGGGTATTACTTGGTTGCTCGGCAGGTAAAAAAATGTTAAACTCATTTACAGACGAACAATTACAAATGACACAAAGATTTATTAATCCAGAATTTTGGTCTAACAAATTTAAAAGTTATCCAGCAGATCATTTGTTTGTACAAGAAACAGCTAAGGAGGCTCGCATTGAATAATTATAATTCATATGATATTTTTGAAAAAGAATGTCTACTTCCTTGGGGAGAAAAGTTTGAAAAAACAAATATTTTTAAAAAAATAAAAGATCAATTTGAAACTATTAACAATACATGGTGGACTCTTAATCTTACACCTCGTGGAATATTTGAACAGAAAACAATTTCATTACTACCTTTTTATTTTATAGATAATTTTTTATGCAAAAATAATGATAAAATTTTAGACATTGGTTGTGGTATGAATCAATTTAAAAATTATTATTCAAACATATTTGGTATTGATCCTAATTATGACCAGTACCGTGATGGCGAATTAGACAAAGAATTTTGGAAATTAAATTATAAAAAATGGAACCGTATAATGTCAATAAATGCATTACATTTTATACCTGTTAAAATGTTAGCACAAAGAATTAAACAATTTCATAATTTACTTAATGATAATGGCGTTGGATATCTAGCTTTAAATTATAACAGATTAGAAACAACAAGTGATGAAGATAAGGAGCAATTAATCGAAGAACAAATTAAAAAATGTGAGAATATTATTGCTTTTAGATTAACATTTTATAATGTAATCCAGGACGAATATTTAGACGGTAATATACATTTAATAATTGTAAAAAATGATGAGTAGAATAGATATAGAAGTTAATGACGACTTAGATTTTGAAGTTGGTGACAGTGTAATTGTTGTTAAAGAAGATGGCACAATTAGAAAAGTTATATTACCAGAAATGGGTGTTAGTACAAATGGAACAGCTGGGTATAAAAAAATGTTAGAAATAATCGACTTTATAAAACCCGGTGCAAGAAAAGAGTTTACTACCTATAATAAAAAGAAATTACATTAATGCCTGACGTAGATATAGATTTTTTTGATAGAGACGGAGTATTAAAACTTTTTAAACATACACCTGCATCTATGATTAAAGATGGTGAAATTATAAAACACAAAACTGGTGTCTACTTTCATGCAGTTCCAACTAATCCTATTAATGGACACGCAACATTAGACTATAAAAAAGCAGAAGAAAGAGGATACTTTAAAATAGATTGTCTTAATGTAAACATCTATAAAAATATTAAATCAGAACAAGAACTTGTAGAACTAATGATTGAGGAACCGGATTGGGATATGTTAAAAGATCCAAAAGTTGTTGAAAACCTTTTTCACCTAAATAGCCATTATAATATTGTTTCCAAGTTAGAACCTAAAAATATAGAACAACTTGCGGCTGTGTTAGCAATTATACGTCCAGCTAAAAGAGGACTAATGTATAAGAACTGGATAGACATACTAAAAGAAGTTTGGGTAAAACCAACTGACGGCTCATACTTTTTCAAAAAGTCACACGCAGTTGCTTATGCTCACGCAATCGTTGTGCAGATGAATTTATTTAAAAAAGATAAATATATTTTTAGTGCAACACAGGAAACGTAAACACACTAAAAAACATAAGAAAAAAATCTCCACTCATCGCTCTTCAGAACCATTCGGATATCAACCAGACAATCCTATAACAAAATATTATGCAAGATATATTGGAAAATGGGAAAAAAGGGAAGTTAAATAGGACGTCTTACTAATTGAATAGATCGAACTCTTTTTCGTTTTTTGGCAAAATCCTCTAATCGAAGAGTTGGTCCGTGTACTATTTCAACATCTTTTGAATTTAATGATACTAATGTTGTACGAAAATATTTAAATTCTTTCTTAATAAAAATGTTTATAGGAATTTTTCTATTAGACTCATACCACCAAATTTCCCCAAGTTTTAAAAACTTCATTTTATCTTGTGGATTCATTAGTCTACCATAGTCGTAAAAACTAATAACTGTATTATCTTGGTTTTGGACAATACCAACAAATTCCAAAGTACCCTTTCGTATAAGTGATAAGAATGGGAACTTGTCCTTTAAAGTCTTAAAAATTTCGTTCATTGTGTATCCATAAATACTGTTAAATATGTACTATGCAAACAGTATCAAGGTATTTACTATCAAATTTGGTAATCGCTTATACAAGTGGTTATCATGGAAGGAACTCAAAAGTGTACGATAGACGTATATCATTACATAAAGGAGTATCAACTCCCGTTAGCTTCACATTTAAGAATGAAGATCAAAAGGCTCAAGATATAACTTCTAAAACATACGAGTTTAATATGATTGACTCTGAAACTAGTAGCTCTGTTCTTACACGTAATTTAACTATATTAGATGATGGATCAACTACATCTACTAAAGGCACAGCATCAGTAACAATTACAGAAGGCGATTTATTAGATTTAGATGCAAAATTTTATAATTTTTCAGTACGTGAAGTTAAGTCTGATAACAGTAGAGAAGTTACATATGCTGATACTGGCTACAACGCATCTGGTACTTTAGAAATATTAGATGGTGCATATCCTGATTTTGCTAGTAGCACTTCAGTAAGTGCTTTTACTGTTGGTACTGATGGACCATTAACTAAAACATCGGGATCAATTGATGGTAAACCAGGAATTAACAACAACAAAGCATTACACACAATTGCAATATATACTACAAACCTTTCTGGTGCTTTAAGAGTACAAGGTACAATGTCGGCAACTCCGGCAAATTCTGATTATTTCGACATTACCGTAGATGGTGAAGCAACTCCAACAATTACCTTTTCCGATTCTAGTACAGTTACCAACTATAATTTTTATGGTGTTTATTCAAACATAAGATTTAGTTGGGATAATGACACTGATAATACTGGAACCATTGACAAAATCCTATATAGACAGTAAAATACATATGTATGAACCTGATACAGAATACAATTCTGACTTCATTACCTGCAGGCAAAAAGAAAACACCCTCGGGTTGGTTGTCTTTTAATGCACCTTGTTGTATACACAACGGAGAAAGCCAAGATAGAAAAAAACGTGGAGGTATAATGACATCAGCTGATGGAACATTATCTTACCATTGTTTCAACTGTGGATATAAAGCATCTTACATTATAGGAAGAAAACTATCTCAAAAAATGAGACAATTTATGGGATGGCTTGGCATAGCTGATGATACAATTAAAAAACTTGCCATAGAGGCTATGCGTCATGAAGAAGGTGATACAAAATATGAGAAAAGAAAATTTATTACGTTTAAGAAAAAAGAGTTGCCAAAAAATACACACAGACTAGAAATTTGGTTAGAAAAATATCTTGCAAGAGACTTAACACAACCACAATGGGAAAATATAGACAGCTTATTAAATTATTTAAAAAGTAGAGGCGTTGGTCCTAACTGGTATGATTTTATGTATTCTCCTTTGGACCTTTGGAATATGAATAAAAGATTACTAATACCATTTTACTGGAAAGGCGATGTTGTTGGCTATACAGGAAGAATGTTTGAATTGTCTGACAAAATAAAATATTATACAGATGTACAACCGGGATATGTTTTTAATATGGACGCACAAGATTGGACAAGAAAATTTGTTATTGTAACAGAAGGACCATTTGATGCAATTGCCGTTTCTGGTGTTAGCATACTAGGATCGGAGGTAAATGATATACAAAGGGACCTAATTAATGGACTTACTCGTAAAGTAATTGTAGTGCCTGATAGAGATGCACCAGGAGAGAAATTGATTAACCAAGCAATAGAATTTGGATGGAATGTAGCATTTCCAGAGTGGGATAAAACGGTTGAAGATGTAGCTGACGCTGTGTTAAAATATGGTAGATTGTTTACAATACAATCAATATTAAAATCTACAGAGTCTAACAAACTTAAAATAGATTTAAAGAGAAAGATGTATGGCTGATTATACTTTTGATGTACAAAAACTTTATTTAGAAATGTTCTTAGCAGATGCTGAATCATTTGCAAGAGCAAGTAACATCTTCACACCAAAAAGTTTTGATAGGAAATTACAACCTATTGCAAAATTTATTAAAGACTATGTAGAAGAATATAAAGTTATGCCTGAGGTTGACCAGGTTAATGCTAAACACGATATTAAATTAAAAGGCGCAAAAGATTTAGACCCATCTCACTTCTCATGGTTGTTAGATGAATTTGAAACGTTTTCCAGACACAAAGCACTTGAAGGTGCAATACTCCAATCAGCAGACTTACTCGAAAAGGGCGACTATGCTCCAGTAGAGGATATGATTAAAGATGCAGTTGCAGTTGGGTTAACTCGTGATCTAGGTACAGACTACTTTGACGATCCAAAAGGTAGACTAGAGTTTTTAAAGAACTCGCACGGACAAGTCAGCACAGGTTGGCCAGCAATTGATAAGAAATTGTTTGGTGGATTTAACCGAGGTGAACTAAACATTTTCGCAGGCGGATCAGGCGCTGGAAAAAGTTTATTCTTACAAAATCTTGCAGTTAACTGGTCGCTGGCTGGCTTGAACGTAGTATACATATCCTTTGAATTATCTGAAGCATTAGCGGCTATGAGAATAGATGCAATGGTGACTAACATACCAACAAGGTCAGTAATGAAACAAATGTCTGACGTTGAGATGAAAGTTAAAATGTTAAAGAAAAAAGCAGGTAACCTACAATTAAAGTATATGCCAAGTGGTTATACAATAATGGATATTAAAACTTATATAAAAGAATTAGAACTTAAAAATAAAAAGAAAATAGATTGTGTACTAGTTGATTACTTGGACTTAATGATGCCAAAAAGTAAAAAGGTATCCCCGAGTGATTTGTTTGTAAAAGACAAATATGTTTCAGAAGAATTAAGAAACTTTGCAGTAGACAGCCACTGCTTATTAGTAACAGCATCACAATTAAACAGAGCTAGTGTAGAAGAAATTGAGTTTGATCATTCTCATATAGCAGGTGGACTATCCAAAGTACAAACAGCAGATAACGTGATAGGTATCTTTACAAGTAGAGCTATGAGAGAGCGTGGAAGATATCAAATACAATTTATGAAAACAAGATCAAGTTCTGGCGTTGGACAGAAAGTTGATTTAGAATTTGATATAGATACATTAAGAATAAGAAATTTAGAAGAAGAGGAACAAAAATCTCAATTTGAATATAAAACATCAGACGTATACAACACACTTAAACAGAAGTCAAAAATAACACCAACAACAGAGGTTCCAGATCCAACTAAAGGTACCCAGGTTGGCAAAGTAAAAGCCGAAATCGAAGGTACTAAACTTAGAAAATTACTAAACGAATTACATTCAGACGAAGAACAATAAATATTATAAGGAACAAGAAATTGAAAAACAAAAACAAAAAGAAAAAGTGGTCAAAAAAAGATGACCAATTTCATAAGTTAAGAAAATATACACAGCATAATTCAACATTTAATCCTAAGATACATCATATGAGTTCGAATGGACTTGGATTTCATATGAAGAGTGGTGTTAAGACTGACCCAAAAGAATCATCGGGTGCGGTATTAAAAAAAATATTAAAATAGAATTGCGTAAATTTTTATTTTAGAATGCGTAAATTTATAATACGCGAATGCGTAAACTTGCGTAAAGAAGACCTAATGAATTAATATTACCAACATTAATAAAGAAGATAATTAGTATAAAATGAGGACAACAAAATGGGAATACATCACACATATAAGTCACAAGCCGGCGAACGAGCTTTTAGAAAACAAGGCAAACAGCTTGAACGCCAACGTCGTTCTCAAAACCGTAAACTTCTAAAACAACAAGAAGAAAAAGCAAACACAATTTCCGTACCAGTAAATACTTGCATAACAATGGATATGCTTACTGATCCTAAAAGAAATGGCCAAGTTTAGTATTAGTACACATGAAATTTATAGACTTCCATGCATTGGTGTATGTAGCATTGATGAAAACAGTGGCTTTTGTATTGGATGTAGTCGAACAGAAGAAGAAGTATATAAGTGGGAAGATCCAAATACTACTGACGACTGGAAAAAGAAAAACGAAGAAGAACTAAAAAATAGATGATTAATCAAAGACTTTTTGACTGGTACAACATTAACACCAGCAAAAATCTAGGCATTCAGAAACATTGTCCTCGCCCTTTTGATACAATATTAATTGATAAAACAGGTTCTTGTTATGCTTGTGAATGCCAGTCGTGGTTACCGCAAAGCATAGGAAACTTACAAATAAAATCGCTTGACGAAATTATATCATCATCAACACACAAACACTTACAACAATCTATTGTTGACGGCACATATCGATACTGTAACGAGAATCAATGTTCTTATATTAGAGCAAACATAGTAGATGACATTCCTATAACTGCAACTAACATTAAACATTTACGACTAGCAATAGATGATTCATGCAACTTAAGATGTCCTTCTTGCCGGACTGGATTAATATTTGAGAAGTCGGGATCACGTTTTAACAAACGAATTGAACTTGCTGATAAAATTAATGCTTGGTTGCAAAACATAATAGAGCCTTGTACTGTCCATATTGGCTCGGACGGGGATCCTTTTGCTTCACACGTATACAAACATTTCATGGAACGCACACCTGACAGTAACCTAATACAATATTCAATTCTTACTAACGGATTACTAGTTGATGAGATTCATAATAACATTCCTCACGTTATTAAACGATTAGTTAAGCTAGGCGTTAGTATAGACGGAGCAACTAAAAATACATATGAACAATTGCGACTAGGAGGCAGTTGGAAAAAAATTCAATACAACTTAAATTTTATTAAAGAATTAAAACAAGAATTTAATTTTACATTTGAATTGCATATGGTTGTGCAAAAAGATAACTGGAAAGAAATGCCTACTATGTTAAAACTTGCTGAGCAATTTAACGTTGACGTTGTATATTTTAATGAAATTAAAGATTGGAATACTG